GAGGCTCTGTTGGCGGTAGCGTGCTGGCGTACTTGCTCGACATTACCAAGGTAGACCCGATAAAATACAACCTTTTGTTTTCCCGATTTATAAACCCCGAAAGAAACGACTATCCCGACATTGACCTGGACTTTGAAGATAAACGCAGAGATGAAGTCAAAAATTATCTTGCCACGCGCTGGGGTGAAGATAAGGTTGCGGCAATTTCGATCTATGGCACGTTTAAGCCAAAGAGTGCGGTCAAAGATGTTGCACGAATTCTACAGGTTCCGTATGCTGAAATCAATTCCATCACCCCATTCTTTGAAACAATCGAAGAATTAAAGAATACGGAAAAAGGAAAGATATTTGTTCGCAAATATCCCGATATTCCGGTATTGGCAGAGAGATTGCAAGAGCGTGTGCGTACAGCAGGCGTGCATGCTGCAGGAATGGTGGTATCTGCCGTACCATTAACAGAAGTATGCCCTGTGGAGTCAAGAAAAGACTCTCAAGGCGGGGAGCGAAGTGCGGTTACAGCCTTTGCGATGGAAGACGCAGAAGCCGTTGGGCTTATAAAAATAGATGTTTTGGGTCTAAAGACCGTATCTGTCATTAAAGACGCGCTAGCGATGATTAGAGAGCGCTACGGGCTTGATGTGGAAGCACAATCCCTGGCTCTGGATGACCAAAGGGTGTATGAGAACTTTAATAACATCAATACGGTGGGTATTTTCCAAACAGATGCCGCCGCCTATCGTAATTTGATTGAAAGAATGGGTATTGATAACTTTAACGACCTTGTGGTGTCAAACGCCCTTGTTAGACCCGGCGCTTTGTTGTCGCAAGGGCAGAAATATATTGACTGTAAGAAGGGTGATGCTGATCCGAAGTATCCACATGAGGTTGTGAAGTCAATTTTAGAAGAAACATATGGCACAGTTATCTTCCAAGAGCAACTCATGCAAATGGCGGTGCTGTTGGCGGGATTTTCTTGGTCAGAAGCAGACTCATTGCGCAAAATTATTGGTAAAAAACGTGATGTAGCCGAGTTTGATAAATTCAAAGAGAAGTTTATTAGCAATCCTTACTTAACCAAATCAAAATCGGACAAAATATGGTCTGAGTTTGAGATGTCGGCGTTGTATATGTTTAATAAATCCCATGCTGTTGCCTATTCTTTGATGTCGTATCAGACAATGTGGTTAAAAGTCAATTATCCGCTCGAATTTGTATGGGCTCTTTTGTACAATGAGTCAGCAACTGACAAAATTACTGCATACTTGATGGAAGCGCAACGCTTGGGACTTAAAATTTATCCTCCAGACATCAATAAGTCACAAGAATTCTTCTCAATGTCACTGCCGGGTGAAGATGAAGGCATTAGGTTCGGTCTTACTAATGTAACTGGCTGTGGTGTGAGCGCAATTAAAGAGATTTTTGACAAAAGACCTTTTAATTCCTTTGAAGAGTTTAATAATAAGTGTTCTAAATCTGCGGTGAAGGCTCCGTTGCGAGAGAATTTTGATAAAGTTGGCGCATTTGATTCAATGGGTCACGTATCGCAGTTTGATCATCAAAGATATTACCTACCTGTGCTTGGATTTCCAATCAAGTCAAGTGAATTTAAGACAGAGATTGATGAATTTGTTGAAAATGCTGCGGATTTTCATGAAACAATGTCAAGCCTTACCTTGATTAAAGCTGTAGTGAGGTCTACAAAGAAAGCTCAGAATTATTTGCGTGTTGAATTTGAAGACCATTCCGGCTCCTGCACTGTTTTTGGTGAAAGAAATACAGAATTGGCACAGAGGGATTATGTTTATGCTCTAATTGGCGACAGAACATTGCACGCATATTGTGACGTGTATCAAGCACAAGATTCGAAATTGTTTAATGTAATGATGATGAAGAAACAAGGGCTAGATCACAAATATGCCTGGGTGTATAAACATGATATTGGGTTTATCAACGATCCAAAAACAATGATGTATGTGTTTAACATTAGAAACTTCATAACATCATCAGGAAAAGAAATGGCAAGCGTATATTGTTGGGATGGCAAACAATTCTTCAAAGTTGTTATCTTTGCAGCAGTGTATAAAAAAGTAAAAAGTTTGTTAAAGGAAGGTGAGTGGTATGTAGCACGACTATCAAGAGTCGAAGATAAGGAAACACTTAATCGACTTGACTCTTTCAAGCTCGATTCTGCTGATAAACTGATTACCATAGAAGATTATATTAAAAGAAAAAACATCAAACAGGAGGAATATGTCTGATAGTCTTTTGGAAAAAATAAACAGTATTAACTGGTGGCATTGTATTGATATCAATGGCACTGTTACACCGGGACTAAACAAGGAATCACAGGATACTTTTGACAACCTAGGCTTGCCGAAAGATATGACAGGTATGACTGTTTTTGACATTGGAGCCTGGGATGGATTTTATTCATTTGCCTGTGAGAAAAGAAATGCGCAAAGAATCGTAGCGTCAGATAAATTTGTTTGGGAAGAGAAATGGGAGATGGGTGGGGGTGTTTATGGCACTGGTGATGCAGGTTTTGAGCTTGCTCGCAAACAACTTAGTTCTAAGGTTGAAAAACTTGTTGCAAGCGTTGAAGATCTTCAATCTATAAATATAGGAAAATTTGATGTTGTATTAATGCTTGGTGTTATATATCATGCAAAAAATCCAATGCAATATCTTGAGATAGCAAAATCTTTATGTAGTGGTACAGTTTACATAGAAACTCATGTTGATATGTTAGATTTTAAACACCCTGCGGCAAGATATTATGTCGGGGATGAATTGAATAAAGATGCTACAAATTACTGGGGATTTAATCCGCCGGCAGTTAGGGGGATGATGCAGGATCTAGGGTATCATAATATTACTGATACTCAGTTAAGAACAGTAAACCGTTGGATATTCAGAGGGAGTGTAAAATAATGTTATTAGTAGATAAAAGAAAAGGCGATTTAATGCCGGTACACGAAGTGATACCGACACCAAGCATTGGATTGAATAGAGCACTTGGTGGTGGGTTGAATACTGGTGCAACGCATTTATTCTGGGGCACACCTTCTGTTGGTAAAACAACAATGTGCTTTAGAATTCTTGCTGAAGCACAGAAACTGGGATATCGACCAATAATTATTGATTCAGAATCGTCTTATAATGATGAATATGCAGCTAAGTGCGGTATCGATATTAAAGATATTGTGGTAGTGCAGTCAACAATTGTAGAAGAGATATTAAAAAATATTTATGAATATCTGACACATCCAAACGAAAAGCACATCTTTTTATTTGACAGTCTTTCTAACATTATTAAAGAAGAGTTCTATGATAAGCCGGAGGGCGGCAAGGCAATGGGCTTGCAATCAAGATCGCAAGGATTCCTCTTACAGAAGTTAGTAAACTATTTGCATAAAGAAAGAAATGTTATGCTCTTTGTTGCTCACCAGACAGTCGATCTTAGCGGTATGTTTGCTGTAACAAAAGCAAAGATGGGTAATACAGTGCATCACAATATGCATAATATTGTTAAACTGTTTCTGTCAATGTCAAAGAGTGAAATGGAAAGAGATGACACAAACCTTATTACTAGTCAACGTGCTACATGGACAATTGAAAAGACAAAGCAGTTACCAAGCATCGGCACTACGGGTTATTATTATGTTCTTCCACAAGAAGGTAAGATAGATGTTGATAGAGAACTAATCGATATCGCTGTTGCAATGGAAATCATTCAGCGCAAAGGCGCGTGGTATTCTTATGAAGATCAGAAGTGGAACGGTCTTACCGCCATTGAATTCACAGACAAGCAGCGTGCGGAAATTGGTAAAGCGATTCTAGGATGAAAAGAACTGAGAAAGAAGAAATAAAAAAAGACAAGGCAAAGGCTGTTAAAAATTCCGGTAGGGGAATTAAGAAGGGCGATGCTGTTATGAATAAATTTGTGGTTGACTATAAGCATAATGAAAAAACATTTACCCTTACACATAAATTTTGGAAAAAGATTACAAAAGATGCTTGGAATAGCAATTATAGATATCCGTGCGTATCTGTAGTAATGGGCAAAGATTCTGAAACAAAAGTTGCAATAATTGATTGGGAAGTTTTTAAAGAATTAGTTAAAGGAAGCGAGTACGAATAATGCCAGACATTATTATTAATAAAGAAATTATTGCTGAGCAAATGGGTGATAAAGCTGATGAATTTATTGAATGCATCAGGGTTGTCCAAGACATTATTGACAATCCAGATCACTATTTAGGAACTCAAGCGATTAAGTATGCTAATATACTTGCTGCGTATAGAACACTAATGATTGTAAAATCACAGGCATTCAAAAGAAAGTCTGCGGTTATGACAGACCAAGATAAGTTTGTAAATGATATTTGGAAAACTATGTACGAAGCTCTAACAGAAAATATAAATGCATTAAAAATTGCCGGAAAGGGCGGTTATAACCAATGAAATCATTAAAACAGTTAAGAAAGCCAAAAGATGTGGTTGTTGTTGAATCTAAATCTCCAACGGATTTAGAAAACACTTTGTGTAAAGCAATAGATGACCAGCTTTTAAAGAAAAACGAGACAATATTTAAAAAAGTTAGTGGGTTTCATCCAAGCTATACCAATCAATGCTCTAGATATTGGTATTATTTATTTGATGGTGTAGATGTAACTTCAGATTTTAGTCCACAAACGCATAGAATATTTGATAATGGTCATGCTGTACATGACAGATTATACGGATATTTTAGAGATATGGGTATTCTTGTAGATGAAGAAATATCAGTTACTTATTCTGATCCGCCAATTGAGGGCACGGCAGATGGTATTATTAATTGGTATGGAGATAAGCTGATAGAGTTAAAATCAATTAGCTCTGAGGGTTTCCATTATAGACAGATTTATAAAAAACCAAAAGATGAACACTATCGTCAAGCTCAAATATACATGCAATGTTTAAATCTTGATTCTGGTTTCGTAATTTATGAAAACAAAAATAATCAAGAGATATTACCAATATATATTCAAAAAGATCAAGACTTCATAAATAAATTATTCAAAAAGTA